ATCAACTTGAAAAACGGCGCGACCGTCCCGAGGACCATTCCGAACAGAATCAGCCCCGCGACCGACTTGTCGTACTGGCCCGAGAAGCTGCCCTTGATGTCGGGCTTCCCCTGGACGTAGACGTGATTTGGGTCCTCGAAGCACGTCACCTTGGCTTTGTCGGTGCTCAGATCGAGGTCCCACTTGTCGAGCGAGACGAGCTGCACCGCGGTGGCGCCGCCGGTGGGGTCGGCGAGCACTTGCCCGTACTGTCCGTGGTTGCGATCAACGGCTGCCATGGTTTCTTCCTGTTCTCTGCCTGGGTTGTTTACGCGAGAATCGGCGCGGCGACGACCTGATAGCGCCCGCCGCGGTGCCACCAGCGAATCGACGGATCCACCTCGTCGACTTCCGTGAACCGCACGCGCGACTCGCGGCGCATCACCTGGAAGCCGTACCCGGCGACCGTGAGGGTGCCCAGCTGTAAGAGGGCCTCGATGCGCGCGGCCGCGGCTTTGATATTCCCGCTCCCGGTAGCCGGCTTCAGCTCCACGGCCTTGACGAGATAGATCGCGTCTTCGCTAGCGCGGCCCTCGAAGATCGGCGTGTCGTGCTCGTCGACGAGCGACACAATCACAAACCGCGTGCTGTTCCCGCCGGTCACGATCGACTTACCCGCTTCGTCGATGAACACGCCGTCCGGCAGCAGCGCCGTCAGCGCGCTATCGGCCTGCAGCTTCGCGACGAGCGCGCTGTCGATGTCCGAGGAATCAGGCATCGCCCGACACCAGGAGTCCCTTCCGCACGAGCAGCGCTTTGTGGTCGTCGTGCATGGCGCGGCGCTCGCGTTGCATCGTCTGGGAAAACAGCGGGTTGGCGGGCATTCGGCCGCGACTCGCACCCTTGTAAAAGCGCGTCACCTCCGAGCCGATCTCGAATGGCACCGCGTGCTTCGAGGTGTTCTTCACGACAGAGCGCGCGCCGAACGCCGTCCGCGTGTGCTCGACCGTGAGCTTGTCCCGCAGATCCCTGGTGCGCGACGGATAGCCCGCCTTGATGGTGGCGGCAGCCCGATTCGCGTGCGCTTCGACGATGTTGGCGCCTTCACCCGCGAGTTCCGCCGGCAACGCCCGCAACGCCGCTTTCAATTCCTCGAGGCCGGACCAGACGAAACGGGCCACTACGGCACCACCTCGACACACACGAGCTCGAGGCGGGTGTTCCGCTCTTCGGGATTCGCCACTCCCGTGATCGAGAATGTCCGGCCGCCGAAGATCAATCGGGTCCGCGTGGTGACGTCCGCCCGATAGCGGCCCTTGATGATCTGCGTGGCCGTCGACAGCACCGTGCCCGCCGTCACGCGCTCGAGGTCCTTCGCCGTCGCCGGCTCGATACTGCAATACCACGCCGGCGGGGTCAGGTCGGTCCAACTCTGCGTCGTGCCGCCGTCCCCATCAGGCACCGCGGGGCCGGGGTTCTGCAGCAGCACGAGATGGCGATAGGCGTCGGACGTCATGCCAAGACCGGATCTTTGGACTGCCCGATCAACCGGTCGATCGCCGCCCAGACCTCGGCGTCCGGCGTCATGTCGGCGCCGCGGTGCTCGTACAAGTGCGTCAGCAGTTCGAGAATGGCGTGTCGCACGCCCGCCGGCACGGTCGCCGCGGTCCAGGTCGGCGTGACCGCGCGCCACCACGCCGTCGAATTGCACCGCCCGAGGATCAAGCCTTCCGCGTCGTCGAGCTTCAGCTGGATCTCGACGTCGCCGGGATCAAGCGCGGGCGTCGGGATGCGTAGCTGGGTTTTGGCTTGCGTGAGCGTGACGAGGGTCGCCGCCATCAGCGGACCTTCACCACGGGCAACGTGCCCGGCGCATCGCGACCGTCCCGCCCATCGCGACCGGATTTCACCGCCAGCTTCCACGCGTCGGTGCCGTCGCCGGGCTTTCGAATCGTCGCCTCTTCGCAATGCCACACCGAGCCGGCCCACGTCACGGTGTCGCCCGGCACGTAGGTATGCCCCGCCTGATAGGCGCCCTGGTACTTCTGGAACGGTAGCGGCACGGCGAACACCTTCTTGAGGTCCCCGCGCTCGAACCGAAACAGCACCGTCCGATCGCCGTCGAAGTCGACCGACAAGTCCTCGAGGCCCAAGCCGTCGGCGCCATCCTTGCCATGCGTGCCGTCGGTACCGTGACGCCCATCGATGCCGTTCAGGCCTTTCTCGCCCGTGGCGCCTGGCACACCGGGCAGGCCATCGCGGCCGTCGCGCCCCGCGACCCCGTCGAGGCCGTTCTGCCCCGCCGGGCCGAGGTCTCCCGCGGGGCCCGTCGGGCCGGATTCCCCGCGAGGACCCGGGACCACGTCACGCGATTCGAGGGCCGTCATACGCGCCAAGACCGGCGTCAACGCCGCCTTGATCAGGAGGGCCACTTCGCCGGCGAGCGCCTCGAGCTCCTCACGCTGCACGGGGCAACTCCGCCTGGTCGGCTTTCTGATGAAGTGCCACGCGGAACTGCGCCGCCAGATCCGCCGGCGGCACATACGACCGCGCGACAGGGACCGGCGGCGCGGGAGGCGGCGTCACCGTCGACGGGGCGGGTCCGAGCGCATCACGAGCCGCCAACGCTTCGAGCGAAAAGTTCTGTTGCTGCATGTAGGCCGAGGCGCCGCCCTTGATCGGGCCGAGCCCGAAGTACTTCTTCCGCGCCTCGTCGGGCGACATGGCGGCCGATCCGATCGAGTCCAGGGCGGCCTTCGTCTTGGTCGCCGTGTCCATCCAGATCAGATCGTCGATGTCGAATTCGGTCCCGAACTGCCGGCCGTTGACCTTCTCGGCGACGCCGATCCCCTCGTCGAGGCATTTCTCGAAGTTGGTCAGCAGGCTCTGAATGCACTGCGAGTAGTACTGCTGGAGGAGCGGTTCGATGTTCGCGTAGGGCGGCGGCGGGCCGACGCCGATCATGTAGGGCGGGACGTGGAAGGTCGAGCAGACGTTCTCCGCCGTCCACTTCAACTGTTCGATCAGCTGCGAGTCGACGGCGTTCTGGGCCATGCCTTCGTATTTCAGGCCGTCGCCCAGCACCGCGACCTTGCCCGCGTTGTCGCCGCCGAAGTTCTCGTCCCAGTACGCTTTCAGGCGATCCGCCGTCGCTTGCTCGATGTTGCCGGGCGCGGTCAGCACGCCGCCTGGGCGCGATCCGTTCGCGAAAAACGTGCTCGAGCGGCCCTGGATCGTGAGGCCCTGCATCGCGGCCACGCCGCACGCGTAGATCGGCGACACCCCGATGAGGGGGTGATAGAGCGCGACCATCGTGTCGTGGATGATCTCGCGCGCCGGGACCGTAATCGTGTCCATCGGCAGGCCTGACAGATCGTCGCGCCGGAGCTCGTAGTAGACGCCGCCGTCGGGCGCCACGAGCGGCGTGACCCGCGTCGGATCGAGGACATACAGCGCCACGATGACCTGCCGCTTGTCGCGCTGCTTCAGGACGTACGCGTTGCCGTGGATCAGTTTCGAGACGATCCACTGCTCGACGAACTTGTGAATGGTTTGAAACCGGTTCGGCTTCCGGAGCACGGGCGAATACGCCGGCGACTCCGTCTCGGTCCAGATCCCGTTGTCGTCCTGCTCGACCAGGCGCAAACAGAGCTTCGCGACGTCGGACGCGATTAAGGTCACGCACGCAAACACGGCGAAGTACGTCAGGACCGTGTCCATCCGGACTTCGACGTTGCGTTGCCAGGCGCCGCTGAAACTCTCGCGGATGATCGACCACCAGCCGCCGCGGCCGCTGAGCGCCTGCAACTGGGGGAGGGACTTCGTCCGCGCGAGGGTGAAGGGGCCGATCTGCACCGGCTACTTCGTTTTCTTCGTCGACGTCAGGACGGCCGTGCGCGGAACCTTCGCCTCGGTGGTCCGGTAGGTGTGGGCGCCGTCGCCGGCGCCCCGCGCGGCCTTCCCTTGGACTTCGATCGATTCGACGTCGCCGGCGTCGGCTTCGAAGGTGGTACCGACGTCGTAGGTCTGCCCGTGATAGGTATGGCGCTGCAGCGCGTGCATCGTGACGGTCGCTGGTGTCGGGTCGCTCATGCGCGAGCCTCCTTGCGTGTCTTCGTCGGGACGTCCTCGACCCGCGTGAAGCCCCGCAGTTCGAGCGCCGCGACGAAGTCCGGCGCGCACTCGGGCGGCACGGTCCAGACTTCCCCGTTAAACGGGGACCGCAGCTTCACCGGCGGGGCGGTAGGTGTACTGGCCAATGTGTCCGATCTCCTTCGAGAGGTCGTGGTCGATGTAGATGTCGTGCCCGGCCTGGCGCAGCGCCCGGCAGAACATCCGGTCTTCCCCGATGTCGACGCCGGCGTCGGTCAGCCCGTGCCGGAACCACGGCCGGGGCAGATCCGCCACGACGTCGGTCCGCATCAGCACGACGGCGAGCCCAATGGAGTCGACTGCTTCGAGGCCCGTCGAGTCTGGCCTCGTCTCGATCCGTTCGTTCGCGCGTTCCGCCGTGAAGAGGATCCGTGGATCCCGCATCACGCAGTTGCACGCGACGATCGGCCGGTCGTGCGCCGCGAGCCGGCTCACCGTGTCTTCCGGAAACGTCATGTCGGTATCGAGCCAGAGCACATGCGTCGCCTGACACCCCAAGGCCGCCTGCAAGACCGCTTCGCGTCCTACGTGGACGTAGGTCGCCTGGACGAACCGTAAAAAGATCCTGCCCGCCGCGTTCCACTGGTGCGTATACGCGCTGAGGTCGGCGAGGGCGAGGGCGAAAGAGGCCGGCACTGTTGCCAGTGTCGGCCCCCCGATGACAAGACGCATCGTGTTACGTGCCGATGTACGCCGCCGCCGAGATGTAGGTCACGGCCGCCGTGCGCGCGCGCTTCCAGGTGATCATCCGCTCGGCGCGGAGGCCCACCAGGTTGTTCTGCCACAAGGAGACGAGCACGGTCGTCGACGTCGCCGGCGAATCCGGCGCGCTGTCCATCTGCACGGACGCTTCACGCGAGACGTCGATCTGCACGCCGCCCTCATCCGCGAACAGGATGCTGGGCGCGTGGACCAAGATCACGCGGTTTCCCACGTTGTTGCTCACGATGACAGGGATCCCGAGGATGGATCCGCCGGCGATCGACAGGCCCGGGAAGAGCGGCTGGCCGAGCGCGTTGACCGACAAGCCCAGCCCAAACGCGTTGCTGTCGCTCATCAGCCACACGGAGCCGATCAGGGGGATATTCGCCGCGGCGAAGACCGCGACCCGACCCGCCAGATCCACCTTGGCGGCCGCACCGGTCACGCCGCTCGCGACGATGGTCGCGGCGCCGTTCGTGATCGACGCCGGATTGAGGTTCGCGCCCACCGCCACGGCGGGATCGATCAGCTGCACGTCGAGGAACGCGCCCATCCCGGCGATCATCTCTTCCCGGACGAGCCCTTCGGCCGACGGGGTCGAGAGCTTCACGAGCTCATCGGCCAACACGATGATGCCCGCGGCCTTCGCGAAGTCCAGCGTCACCGCCGCATACGCCGCCGAGGTCACCGGCTTGGCGAGCCCCTGCCCGACCCAGGTGTAGGTGCCGCCCGCGGTTTGCGAGGGCACGGATACGTTGAACGGCACCTGCCGGAATCCGGAGATCTGGCCGAGCAGCGTCCGCGGGCGCAACAGCTCGAGGAACTCGTTGAGCGACTGCCGCACGGCGAGCGGGCCGGCCCACGTGGCGTCGGTCGTCGTGCCCGGGGCAACGGCGGCCTTCTCCTGCCACATGAACTTGACCATCTCTTCGACTTCCGGCGTGTCCGTCCAGGCCTTGGCGTGCTGCAGCGTCTGGTAGGAGTCACCCTTGCCGCGCGCGAGCGACATGCACATACGCGTGAAGGCCGTCCCCTTGGGCAGCTGGCTGTTGACGTGGATGACCGGTGCGCCGCCGGCGCGCAGCGCCGCGGCTTTGTCGCTCGTGGTCACGACCGTGATCGGCGTGGCCTTCACGATCTGGAGCTTCTCCATGTCGTGCAGGTCGACGAGCTCGGCGTCGATGGTCTTGATGGTGAGCTTCAGCGTGTCGAACTCTTCGCGCTGGGCCGCGTCCTTGGTGTTGCCGTCTTCGGTCGCTTTGGTCTGGATCTCGGTCAGGCGCGCGAAGTCGGCGGCGCGCTTGTTCTCGAGTCCGGTGATCTGTTCTTGAATGGTCATGGGGGCCGCCGCTTTCTGCAGGCGGACAACGGTTGACGTGCCCGTAGCGCCGGGCGAATGACGGCCAGACGCGGCCAGGTCGAGGGTTTTGATCGCGAGAATCGTCGCGTCGGCGTTCGCCGGAATCGTCACGGCGCTCAGCTCGAGCCACAGCCACTTGATGTAGCGGTAGCTGTACGTCTCTTTGATTTGCGCTTCCTCGATCGAGCTGAACCCGATCGACAGGCCGCGGACCAGCTTGGCCTTGATGGATTGCCAGGCCTCGTCGAGCCGATCTTTCAGTTTGCCCGGTTCGTCGACCCTGGCGAGGCGGGCTTGGATCTCAATCCCCTCGGACGTGACGGTCGCGGCAAAGACTTCGCCGATTGGGGACTTGCTGTCGTGTTGCCAGAGGAGCGGAATCGGGAGCTGGAACTGCGCGCCCTGCGGTTCCACGATGTCGCCGGCGCGATCGGGCGTGGCCGTCGTCGCGATGCCGGTGATGACGCGGGACTCGTCGTCGATGGATTTGATCTGGAGAATCGCGTAGGCGCGGTTCATCAGCGTCAAGCGTGGCCCACCACTGGACGGGCCGATTAAAACAAGAGGGAAAATGCGGCAACGCCGCGGGTGCCGGACGATCGATCCCATGATGATCGACGGCATCGACATCACCGACCGGTGCCTCGATCCGAGTGACGAGGATGCGTGGGGCTGGTGCTACCGGCGCGCGTCAGGCCTTGCGCAGTCGCAATTGACGCCGGATGAACGTCGAGATAGTCAGCTCCTCACGGTTGGCCCTCCGGATCAAGACGTCGTACTCACCGGCCGGTAACCAGGTGCTGACCGTCGAGGAGGGCTCCGCATTCCGGGGCCGTCCGCGATGGACCGGTTCCTCGACCGGCAGGACGGGCCGCTTCACGACGGCGATCCCCCAACGACCAGCATTTGGTACTGCGGCCGGTCGTCCTTGCCATGGCGCGACATCCGGTCCACCGCGTTCACGAGCGCTGAGGCCCCGTCAATGCGTTCCGTCGACACGGCCTTCGACAGCTTGATATTCCCCGTCGCGTCCTGCTCAGCAGCGGCATTCCCGATACACCAGCGCAAGATCGGATGGCCGTCATGGCGGAGCGTTTTCGAGAGGATCGCCGCCTCGAGGAACTTCGTCGGTGCTGAGAGCGATCGAAACCCCTGCCGGATGGGGACACAGACGAAGCCGTCCTGGTCCTGGAGCCGCGTGACCAGGTCGGTCGCGTTCCACGGGTCATACGCGAGCTCGCGCACGTCGAACTCGAGCGCCCAGGCGTTGAGCTCGCGGCGGACGTGTTCGTAGTCGACGCGATTGCCCGGGGTCGCGATCAGGAACCCGTCCCGGACCCATTGGTCATACGGCACGCGGTCCCGCGTCACGCGCTCCAGGATGTTGTCCTTCGGACAAAAGAATTGCGAGATCACGTCGAACCCCGGACCCTCGTCATCGGGAAACGCCGCCTCGAGCGCCGTGAGATCCTTGGTCGACGACAAGTCGAGGCCCACAAAACAGCGGCGGCCTTTCAGCTTCGCGCGAAACTCCGCGCGCGTCATGCGGCCACCGTGGCACACGCATCCCAGGCGGCGAGACTCACCCACCGCTCGGCGGATTCCGTCCACTGATTCAGGTACAGCCGGCGGACCGTCATCTCCTGTGCGGGGATCAGCTGCGCGCGCGTCACCAGCGTGCGGAGCTCCTCGAGGCTGCGGAAATCGCCTAGCGCGGGATTACAGCGCTTCCAGGCGCGTTCGTCGGTCCAGTCCGCGTCCGCGGGCATCTCGAAAATGATCGGGAGGAACGTCGGGTCGAGCGACGGCTGCTCGAGCACGCGCTTCGCGTGGCTGTAGAGCTCGTAGAGGATCGAATGCTTGTCGAAGCCGGCGGTCGAGATCGCGATCATCAGCGGCTGCGCGCGCGCGCCCTGGCTCGTGGCAAGCACGTCCCAGAGGTCGCGCGTCGGGGCACAGTGGAGCTCGTCGTAGATCACGACGCTCGCGTTGAACGAGTGCGCCGTGTAGGCTTCGGCGGAAATCGCCCGACAGAAACTCCCGCTGGCCCGGTGGACAATCCGCAGCTTCGATTCGATGATCTCGACCTGGGCGTCGAGCTCCGGGTCGTGCCGGATCATCGCGACCATCGCGAAGAAGACCTTGGCCGCCTGCTCCTTGTCGGCCGCGGCGCAGTAAATCTCCCCGCCGATCTCGCCATCGAAGAGCAGGCAGTAGATCGCGATGGCCGCCGCGAGCTCGGTCTTGCCGTTCTTGCGCGGCAGCATCAACAGACAGGTCCGGTAGATCCGGAGCCCGTCCGCCCGCGTCGAGAAGAGCCGGCGAATAATCCGTTGCTGCCACGGCCGCAGCTTGAACGGCTCGCGCGCGAACGGCCCGGACGTGTGCGTCAGGAGGTTGATCAGACGGACGGCACGCGCGCCGGCGGACTCGCTCACTTGAGCGCGCCCGCCCACTTGCTCACGGCCGGCGCCACCGCAGGCGCGTCCACCATCGGCTTGCCGAACGGCGCAAGGCGGAAGTCCTTCAACCAGGTCGACACGCGATGCATGACCCCGCGGTGGTCGCCGTCCGGCACGTTCGTCGATCGCTCCTGCACCATCGCACGACACAACATCGCGAAGTGCGCCGCGGTCGCGGGGATCAGGGTGCGCTGCGCAACCGCGTGCGGTGCGAGCTCGTGCCAGACGGTCAGCGCGTCGGCGGTCTCCTGGAGTACCTGAACGCGCGCCTCGAGCTCGGCAATCTGCGGGTTCGGCTCATCGGGCCCGGGCACCGCCGCGAGGAAGGCGAGCTGCGACGTCAGCGTGAGCAGCTGGGCCGGCGCGGCCTGCCAGTCGGCCGGCGGGTCAACGGTGTCGAGGGACGCGATCGCCGCCGCGCTCGGATGTCGGACGACCATCGCGAGCTTGCCCTTCCGCCCGGATCCGACGCGCCGCCCGCCGCTGCCTCGACCGCCCATGGTTCACCTGGCTTTTGAAAACTGCGATTTTTGAAACGGAGATTTCTTGCGCGAAGGCCCTGCGCGGTTTCCCGGCGGCCCGGGCCTGGAACACTTTGGATCCCCCCCGGCCGTCGGTGTTGGCGATCGTGTCGTGTTCATCCGCGTCGGAGTCCGCGCGCGGATTCGGCTGCGGTCTTGGTCTTCGAACACCGGGCGCAGAGGGCTTGACACCCGTCATTTGTTGGCTGGTCCACGCCTCCTTCCGCCAAAGGCACGATGTGATCGCGGATGGTGGGACGCGTGAACAGGCCCGTCGGTAGGCACCGCACACACCATGGTTGACGCGCGAAGAGCTCCGCACGCAACTGCTGCAGGCGGCGGCCGCGCACACGGTGGACGACAGGTCGCGCACGGGTACGCCAGGCCTCGACCTGGTGACCCGGCGTCTGGCAGTTCAGGTTCGGGCAGGTACGCACGCCACAGGGGCGAGGCGGGGCCAGCGCCATCACGCCAGTCGCGGCGACGACGACTTCCCCATCGTGAGGATCCCCTTGGGTTAGGTAGCTGTGAACGACAGCGCGGTCAGGCGATCGGCGAGGCCTCCAGCATGGGCGCTTCTGACGCGGCCTGCCTAGGATTGGTGCGTCTGCGTAGGAGTGATCAGGTCGAGGGAGACGAGGCCGGCGCTATCCTGAAGGACGCCGTGCATCCTAGCAGTGTGCCGCTCGTACCGGAAGCCTGGAGTGTGCAACGCGTGGCGGATCTCCTGCACGTCAGCGAGTCCACGGTCCGACGCTTGACCGCGGCGGGCGCCTTTCCCCACGCGTTCCGGGTGGGACGCAAACTGGTGCGGATTCCCATCACCGATCTCGACGCGTATCAGCGGCGCGCGCGGCTCCTGGCGCATGTCGAGGACCGCACGGCGTGGCCCACGAGCGACCCCGTCCCGAACCAGAGGAGCGCCTGATGTCCACCACTGGCACTTACATCCAGTACCCATCACTCGTCGACCCATTGCCGCCGCTGGTGCGCAAGCAGCGCCGCCTCGAGGCGAAGTTGGCCGCCGTCGCCCAGGACGAGAAGGACGAGAAGGCGGTCCGCGCCGAGATCGATCAGCTGTTGATGGCGGCGGGGCTCAAGAAGTCGGAGCTCGTGACGTGCGCGGGCTATGACGTCCGCCACAATGAACGCGACGGCCACACCGCGCTCAATGTCGAGAAGGTCACCGAGCAGCTGATCGCCGCCGGCGTCGCCCCCGAGCTGGTCGCGCAGGTCCTCATGGAGAGTACCGACACCGGACCTCCGGCACTGTTCTGTACGATCAAGCCGTCGAAGGGGGCGCGTGTGCGGGCGCCACAGGAACGGCCGGCCTCGGTCCGGCTGCTCGGCCGAGACGTGGCCGCCGATCGGAAGCGCGCGTAGATCACCTGATGCCCCGCATGCAGGCGTTGCCGAAACGGAAACGGCCGACAAAGAAAAAACGCGCGTCATGAAGGTCCACCGCTTCCGACTCGCGTCTGACGTGCAGCGAGATATCGCGACGAATCTCGACCTCGGTGCTCGAGCGCGACGGCGGCTGCGGCGGCAGGTCGCCCGCCTGCCCTTCCGCACGCGCTGGCTCATTGTGATGGCGCGGATCCGGCGCCGACGCTGGCAGCATGCGCCCTCGACCTGGTCGGAGCTGTGGGAGGAGTGCGTCTATCTCGTGCGAGGCGGGCACGCCTCGTGATCGAGCCGACCCTCGTCCTGACCGCGAGTGCGGGCGGCACGACGATCACGACTCGGCTCTATGGCCCGGTGTCAGCGGAACGGCAGGCGGCCGAAGCGGCGATCGCGCAGCGGCGCGCCGAGCAACTCGGGCCGCGGCTGATCGCGCGGTTGCCGTCGGCGTTGGAGTAGACCTGATGAAGGGCTGGCATCTGACGGCGTGTCCGGCGCTCAGTGTCCGTGATCGGCTGCGCCTGCTGCTGGGCGTCCCGCTCTACGTCCGGTTCACGAGTCCGGATGGCCAGTGTCACGCGGCGTGTCACCTCTCCGTCGTCGTTCAGCACGACTGGCCCGCCAATACCGGCGAGCTGCTTCGGGGCTGGCCGCCGCGGGTGCGCGTGAATGATCCAGCCCCCTGACTCCGATGCGGATGATCGAAGGCGGCTGCGCCGAGTGTCAGTGGTGGGAACGGGTCGGCCCCGAATGGGGGGAATGTCGGTTGAGCGCGGACGAGGCGATCGAAGGCGTTCCGGATGCGTCTCGACAGTTCCGGGTCCACGGCCCGGTGCTTCTGACCACGTCGGCGACGTTCGGTTGTACCCAGTTCACGCGAAACCCCGCGGCGCCGTTTGAATTGCGATGAAGCCAGGGAAATGTCGGATGGCCAAAGCCGAACTCCGGAACGACGAACGATCAGGAGAAGGCTCGTCCGCGATGGGTCGAACGCCGTGGCTCGACCCGGCAGGCCCCGCGTCGCCGAGTCCGGTCCTCCGCACGCCGCGTGAATTCCCGACGACGGCCGACGCGATCGTTCGCGAGATTCAGCGGTTGTATCGCGAACTCCAGGCACTCCCCCTGCAGGACCAGCCGGTGATCGAAGCGCAGATCTACCGGCTCGCGCGGCGGCATTGGGATCTGACGGACGTGGCGTGACCGAGATGTGAAGCCCGGGGGACAGCCCTTCCCTGTCCGACCTCTCGATTAACACGGGAGCGTTGCCGCCGCCGCCCAACGAGTGCTCTGTCCTGAGCTACCCGAGCATGAGGAACGCCCGGAAATCTTCCAGATTCTTATGGCATAACTATCGGGTAGGTATCGGCGTCGATTGAGGGGCGTGTGCTCGCACGCCTCTCCCGCGTTGCGGTGGAAGTCGGATGCCTTTCGGGGTCCTGCCCCGTCGCTCTACTTCGTGGCCTTCCCGCTGCGCTCGCTCCGCTCGATTGCCGGCGTGTCCAGGAGCGGCAGATACGCGCCGTCCGTGACGAGGAAGTCCGCCCGCTTGACCTCCTGGAGGACCCCATCGTTTCCCGCCACGAGCAGGACCGTCGAGGCGCCCGGCATGTCGCCCGGTGCGATCGCCCGGCAGGGAATGCCATTGACGGTCCCGTGAATCGCCGTCGGGAAGGACCCACCCCAGGTGATCCGGTTGGATTGCGACGTTTGGGGCTCGACCTGCAGCTTGTACTCGCGGAGTGACTTCATACCGATCCTCCTGAGAAGCGAACGGCGGACGGGCCGTCCGCGCGGCAGTCTATACCCATCGATAAACGGAGGGAGCAAAAAGACCAGACGACAGGCGCGTCGCAGTCCGCACACATTCCTAGTTGATCAGTATGCTGACCAAGTAGGAAGCGGCTTCGCCGAATTGATGCGCGTTATCCTGTCGGCTTACCTAGGCCGGCCGTCGACTCACCAACCCCATCGCAGCCGTTCGGACACGCGTTGCAGTTGTGACACACGGCGTACCGGCAGACGCTGCACCGCAACTGGGTGTCGGCGTCGCAGATGACACACGGCCGAGGCAGCCATCGACCGTCCGGTCCGTAGCCGCCGCCGTACGCGTCCTCGTCGGGCGCTTCGAGAAGATCAGCCATCAACAGTCCCTGGGGGTTGAGCCAATCATTTTTCAGTCGACTTGCTCGTCTCCGCCCAGAGCGCATCGAACGCCCGTTGTAGGACTGCTCGTTTAACGGCCGGCGTGTCAGCCACCCGAAGCAGATGGTTGAACTGAACGCGCCGTTCGTCCAACGGAAGTGGTTTGCCTACTCCGAGTCCGACCAGTAACCGCCGCGTCAGCAGAATCAGTAAATGGGCCCGAGCCTCCAGCGTGCGAAGATCCAGACCGGCGGTGATGCGCTCCCATTCCAGCATCGCCAGGTGCGCCCGGCCTTCATCGTGCTCAGCCTGTTCTAATTCGAGACGTTTATCCGGCGTGAAAGCGAGAAGCTGTCCATCCATTGTGAGCACTCGCGGAGCCTTCGGGCCTGGTCGATAACGACCGTCGCCATCTTGGACGAGCGTCTGCCCCTGAGAAACTCGTTTCGCGAACACCGCTGAGAGCCATTCACGGACGATCGCTACGATTGGTGAAGCCCCTGTAAATCCATCAGCAGGGGCTTCACTTCTGCCGCGACGCGTCTTTTGCGTGAGACGCCTGGCCTCACGTCGGCGGAGATGCCACGCCTCCAAAAAGCTGCGTTCCGTTCCGGTCAGTTGCGCTGTCAAACGATCGGCCAAATCATCACGGCTTAAGGGCGTCACGGAGTCATACAAGACGGACATTGCTTTCAACGAAAGGAATGACGAGCCCTGGTTAGGATTGTGTTTTTTCCAAATGCGCCGGAACGATGGCACCGAGGACGAGGCCTCTGTCGCCTCGTCTTCGGTGTCTGCTTTCGGAGTATTCATTGGGGCTTCACATAGAGCGCGAGCACATTCGTGACGAGCGTGCCGAGCCGCTGCCACAGATCGGCGGCGGCCGCGTCGTCGGGTAAGACGAGATCCGCCGGATTGGCTTCGCCCATTGCCAAGAGGTCCTGAACCGGTTTGAGGGCCTTCTTGGCCCGGCTGCGGCTCAGCGAGCGCGGCTGCGGTGGCGGCCCCGTCACGGGTCCCCATTGCGCCTCGATGGAGCGGATCGTCGCCAACGCTTCGGCGTCCGATCGAGTCTTTTCGATCCGGTCCACGAGCGCGCTCGTGTCCTTCACCGACGGCTTCGCGCGACTGACCACTTCCACGGCGGCCTTGAAGGGTTCGTCGTGCTGGATCATCGCCAGCGCCCGCTGGTGCGGCTTGGAGAGCGCCACCCCCGCGACGCCGGTTCGTTCCGCCGCTTCGCGGAAGGTGCGGTCGCGTCGGACGTTGCGCACGTGACTCACGGAGCGGCCGAGGGTCCGCGCGATCGCCTCGTCGGCATAGCCTTCGCCCATCATCACTTCGGCCGCGACGATGATTTCCTCATCGGACAGGCGGTCTCCGCCCATTTGATTGAGCGCGGCACCGATCATCTTCGCCATGCCCAGGTGCGGAAACTTCACCTTGTAGGCCGCGAACGTCTTCCGGCCGAGCCGTCGGCACGATTCCACGCGGGTATTGCCATCGACCAGCATTCCGTTGCTGCCGACGACAATCGGGGGAAAAGTCGCACCGTGCTTCATGTGGGTGACGTACTGCTCGACGGTGTCGGAGGGCGCGCGATGTGACTCAGCCCGAATCTGGGTCGCATCCTCGATTTTCAGGCGGGCGAGCGGGAAGGCTGAATCAAGTTCGTAGACCAGCTTCCATTCATCGAGTAATCCTTCGATCCGTGTGTCGCGCGCCATCGTGTCATCCTCGAACGCGAGCGTTTTCTCGACCGCCGACGCCGCCGAACTCTGCGTCTCCATCGATTCACCGTTCCTTCCTAATGTGGTTGAGGTGCGGACTGTATGAAATTCGGCACACCGTGTCAAGCACACGGTGTCTTGATTATGGAAATTCTGCGATGGAAGCTAGCACACGTCTCGGCCGCATTTCGCACACGCCGGACGGTCGACGCCCATTCCGAGCAGTCCCAGCGCGCCGCGCAGCTCCGTCTCGGCATCCGTCACCGCCGCTGCCCGAGTGGCCCCCGAGCCGATACAGAGGTGATGTCCGGAATCGCCGGCCGGCGCGATCCACACCGTGAAGCGGCGCGCCGACAACTCCTCGTCCTCTTCGATGACGATCTTGAGCGTCCAGGTGTGTGGATCGGCGGGCGCGTCTGCGGCACGGGCGGGCTGCGGGGTGACGCGTTTCGCCCGGCGTTCGTTCAACGGCTTGGGCATCAGAGCGCCTCCACATCCTTCCGCCGGTACCGGCGGCCGCGCACCTTGACCTCGCCGGCTGCCACCGCCAGTTGGAACTCGGCCCGGGACAGGCCCGATCGTGCGAGCGCCTCGGCCAGCGTCATGTAGGCGGGCGGATCTGTCGGACCTGTCGCGCCGGCTGTCGGACCTGTCGCGCCTGTCGGACCATGCGCGAGGGCGCCGCGGAGCGCCTGGAGGAGCTCCACGAAGAACGCCTCGGTCGCCGGCGAGGGCGTCCGCACGGTCGCGACCTTGCCGTTCCCGTTCGACGGTACGGCCGTAACAGCCTCCAAAAGGCCCGTCCGGACCTCGCCGGGGCTCGTCTGCCGCAACTTCTCGACGTCTGCCTGCCAGTAGCGTGTCGGGAACCCCGGCCGCGCCTTGGCTTGAATCCGGCCGGCGCGTGCGCGGCGCTCGATCGTCCGCTCATCCACGCCGAGCAGCACCGCCGCGTCGGCCTTCGTGATCCAGCCGGGCTCCTCACTCATGCCGCGACACTCCGACAGGTCCGACACCCCCGACAGGTCCGACACTGTCGGGGGTTCCAC